CTAGTAAAAACTTGGGCTTCAGTTAGGTATGGTTTAAAATTTGAAGAAATAGAATTTTTAATGTATTTTTATTCAGAGACACACTTCTCAAATAAAGACTTTGATATATATGCTAAGGCAATCTTAAACAAAGGAAAGAATATAAGTCGCTTTGTTGATATGGGATTTATTGAAATGTTACCAGGACAAGAGAGTGTTGTAAAGAGGACTAATAGATGTTATAGATTAACTCACAAGTGTAAGCATATTATAGCGTCTATATATAAAAAAATGGTGTTAGAGGAGTCAATTGAAGAAAACCCTATGAATAATCCATTATTCTTAAATCATTCAACTAGTTATAAAGACAAAAGAGTTAGGGCTTTGATTAAGGATATGAATGATAGGAGGGAGAGATTAATCAATGGAGATACATTAAATTACTTACCAGATGATATAAATAGAAAGGAGGGCTAAATAACCCTCCTTTTTGCAATTTGCGAATAACAAATTAATCTTCTACAATAACTATATTTTCGTAGTTCATTACTAAGAACTCTTCTCCTTCATAGTTAATAGGGTAAATCCTATGTCTATCAAAATGAATTATATCTCCAGGTTTAACCTTGTCAATATTTTCACCAACTGATTTAATTACTCCACGATGAAATTTAACGTCAGAACCATCTCCCAAAATTATACCTCCTGAAGATTTTACTTCCTCCTTAATCTCCTTAACCAAAATATTACTTAATACTACCTTCATCTCTTTTATGTGTTATAGTTGTGTTTGTTAATAATACTGTTACAGCTACAGATGCCGCATTCTCTAAAGCTAATCTAATTGCTTTTGCTGGGTCAATAATACCACTTTTAAACATATCAGTGTATTTGTAATCCTTAACATCATATCCAATAGATTTATCTTTCTTTAATAATTCAGATTGAATGTCGTCAGCCTTTAAACCTGCATTATACAAGATAGTCTTCATAGGAGCTTTTATAGCCTCTCTAAGAGCAGAATAACCTTTACTTGTATTCTTCTTACCTCCAATAGATAATGATGCGTTAAATAGCGTTAAACCTCCTCCAGAAACAACACCTTCTGCGATTGCACTTTTAACTGCATTGATGGCATCATCAACACGATCTAATTTCTCTTTAAGTTCAACTTCGGTTGTTCCTCCAACCTTAATAATTGAAACGCCACAAGCTAATTTAGATATACGGTCTTGTAAATACTCTTTCTCTAATTTGTTATTAGAATTTGAAATAACTTTATCAAGCTCATCGATTTTAGATTGTATTTTGTCAGAATTTAATCTTTCATTAAAGAATAAGATGGTATCTTCTTTGGTTACAGTAACTTTGCTACATTTACCTAGTAATTCTTCAGGGTTGTATGCTTCAAGGTTTGTAGATGTATCTAAATCAACAACAAGGGCATCGGTAGCTAAAGCAATATCTGTTAAGTAGTCTCTACGTTTTTCTCCAATAGAAGGAGGGGTAATAACAGCTACTTTTAAACCATTCTTCTTATTAGCATATAAAACCTTCATTACATCAAATTCCATTTCAGAAACAATTAATAACTCTTGGTTTTCTCTATGACAATGTTCAATGATTGGTAAAATCTCTCTAATGTTTTGAAATTTACGATTAGATAATAACAATCTAGGTTCGCTTGCAAATTCAATACTCCTATTTTCTGCTTTATTAATAAAACCTTCAAACTCCCAACCTCTAGATATAGGCATACCATCAATAAAGTCTAAATATGTTTTAGATGTATCTGATTCTTCGTATGATACAACGCCATTCTTGCCAGCTTGAACAAATGCATCTGCAATAATTTTACCTATCTCTTCATCATTGTTAGATGATATTTTGGCTACATCATAAATGTAGTCATTATCTACTTCTACTGATACCGACTTAATGTATTCAATTGTATCTTTTACTGCATCTTCAACACCATTCTTTACATCAATTGCTGACTTACCTTCTCTTAATAGTTTTTCTGTTTCGTCAATGATTGCTTTTGTTAAAACAGCAGTACAAGTTGTTGCATCACCAGCTTCACTAACTGTCTTACGACAAGCTTGCTTTACAAACTCAGCACCTAAACTTTCAGAGGCATCTTCCAAGAAAATAGCATCTGCTACAGACACACCATCTTTTGTTACGATAGGTAAACCACCGTTACTTTCTATTAACACTGTTCGACCCCTATATCCCATAGTGGTAGCTACAGCATCACAAACAGTCTTAATACCTTTTATCAAAGGCTCTTTTGCTTCTTGATTAAATTTTACTTCCTTAATATTCATATTAAATTAATTTTTATTATGCAAATATACACCTTTTTTTATTCGTATCTTTGCAAAGATTTTTACAAAATAGAAAACTATGGCTAAATCAGTTAAATCATCAATGAAGTGTGGTGAAATAAAAAAATCTACAAGACCTGGTAAAAAAGTTATGCAGAAGGTTTGTAAGAATGGAAGTGAAAAATTGATACACGCAGGAGCGACAGGATACGGAAATAATTATTCTGATGCAGCAAGAAAATCATTTAAAGCAAGACATAAGTGTTCTACAGCCGAGCCTGGAACGCCAAGACATTTAGCTTGCAATGCTTTATGGAAAAAGGGAGGTAGTAAAACATCTAATCCTTCAAATAAAAAAGGTAAATACTAAAAATAAAAAAATATAGATATGAGTTATCAAAAATTACAAGTTACTAACGCAAAAGAAGTAACTACTGGAGATGGATTATTAAATAATAATGTAGGATGTGTATTATATGTTGGCACAGGAGGTGATTTAGATGTTGTTACTGTTGCTGGAAATGAAGTAACATTAGCAAATGTTCAAGATGGTGCTTTTATTCCAATTCAAGTGTTAAAAGTATTATCATCATCTACTGCTTCTGACATCTTAGCTTTGTGGTAATATGATTATAGCTATAGCAAATTATGTAGGTAGAAACGGAGGTGTTTCTAAGACATCTCCATCAAATACTATTGCTCCAGTTGTAAGCGGCACTAATACTGTTGGTAGTGTTTTAACTACTACTAACGGAACTTGGAGTGGAAGTTTACCTATTACTTATACCTATCAATGGTTGCGTAATGGTAGTGATATTAGCGGTGCGACTTCATCTACTTATACTTTAGTAACTGCCGATAGTTCAAACTTGGTATCTTGCAAAGTAACCGCAACCAATTCATTAGGTAGTGCAAATGCAACTTCGAATAGTTTAACAATTTACGAGGCAGAATACAAAGCTATTTTAGATTATGCTACAACAAATAGTTATAATTTACCAAGTACTGCACAAAGACTAAAACAAAACACTTTGTTAAGTAGTTTAAAAACTGCTGGAGTATGGAGTAAATTAGATACTTTTGCAAACTTTGCTACTGATGGAAGTAGTAACTTTGCATTAATAGATTGGAAAAGATTAACCCAATATACTGCGGTTAATAGTCCAACTTTTACAACTAATGAGGGATTTATGGGTAATGGAACAAGTAGTTATATTGATACTAATTTTAATCCAAGTACTCAAAATACAAATTACATTTTAAATAATGCAAGTAGATACGCTTATGTATTTTCAGGTTCATTAACGCAAAGATTTGAGGGTAATTCTTTAGATAGTAATAATATGCGTTTAGGTAATTATACTACTCATAAAATCAATTCAGGTACAATTAATGTATTGAATTCAGCATTTGCATATAACGCAGCTAAAGGTATGAAATCTATTCATCGAACTACTTTGACAAATATATCTTTATATAACGCTTCGGTAGGAGAAACAAGATTGTTAACATCCGTAAATTTACCAAATGCAAATCAATTCATATTTAGAGCTGGAAGTGTTTATGTTAATACTGAAATATCTATGTACGCTATGGGTGCTAATTTAGTTACAGAAAATACTGATTTTGTAAATGCTTTTGATACTTATTTAAACTCTTTATAATATGTTAGTACTACACCCAAATTTAGAACAATACAACGCATTGAATGGTTATAAGAATAACGCATCTGAATTACTATTTGTAAAAGATGGTAGTGATAAATGGATAGTAGGAATTGAAGTCTTAAACGATGAAAATTTTACTGCAATTAATAGCCAATTAAACGAATTACAACGAATTGAATACACACCCAATGAAGAAGAGACTATATAACCTATTTTTAAAGTACTCCGATAAATTAGCACACGCTTTTTACGGAACTTTATTTTATTTATTTTGCGCATTACTTATTAGTGAAGAAATATCATTATTCTTGACTTTTACTTTAGCTGTGGGGGTTGAAATATATGATAAGTATAATGGAGGTAATTCTGACACATTAGACGCTTTGGCAACAGTTTTAATACCAACAATACTATTTTTATTATGAGTAAAAAAGAACAAATAGACTTATTCCTATCAAAATGGGTGAGTAGAAAATTATCAGTTTTTGTAGTAGCGTCTGCTGGGTTATTCGGTGGCGTTATTACTTCAACTGATTGGGTAATTATTGCGACTTCTTATATAGCAATTGAGGGAGCAACTAATATTGTTGAACGTTTAATGAAAGTAAAAAATGTCTGATTTACTAAAACTAATTGAATTGCTTATAAAATCAAAATGGTGGCTTGTTTTAATATTGTTTTTTTCTTTTTTAACCTATATTTTTTCAAGCGAAATTAAAAGGTTATTAGATTTAAAGATTCTAAATAGCGACATAGTATTGAATTCTATAAACGATGACGTAATTATTGAAACTGCTCTTAATGATTTAATGGTTAAAACTAAAGCAGACAGAGCATATATTTTCAGGTTTCACAATGGGGATATTTACTACAATGGTTCACACAAATCTAAAATGAGTTGTGATTATGAAGTTGTAAATGATGGAGTTAGCCGTGAGGCAGAAAGATTACAAGATATACCAACTGCGTTATATTCTCGATGGTTAAAAGATGTTATTGAATACAAAATGTTTATAGATAACGTGGCTGAAATAGACGACATAAGAACTAAACAAATGTTAGAATTGCAAGGCATTAATGCTTTGTCTGTTGTACCTTATTATCGAAATGGTAAGATATTCGCTTTAATTGGTATTGATTATATTAATGAAGTACCCCAAAATAACAATCAAAATAAAAGACAAAAGATAAACGAAATGAAAAGAATGTCTAACGAAATAGGAAGTCTATTAAAATAATTAAAAATGCAAATTAACGATTTAAAACTTTACGCATTAAATTCAGTAACAATGGCGATTAGCTTTTCAAATGTAGAGTCGACTTTAAAAATATTACTTCTTTGCGTTTCTATTGTTTATACTATTTTAAAATCTGTTGAATTAATAAAAAATAAATATGACAACAAAGCAGATAATAGCTAAGTATGGAAAACCAAACGAAACAGGTGATGGATATCTTGTGACAATTCAACTTCCTTACCCTATGCGATTAGCTTGGGATACAGATACAATTGTTCACAAAATGAGATGTCATAAATTAGTTGCAGATAAATTCCTTGCTGTATTTAATGAAATTCATAGAGTTTATGGTTACGAGAAAATAAAAGAGTTAGGTATTGACTTGTTTGGAGGGTGCTTTAACTTTAGAAAGATGCGTGGAGGTAATGATTGGAGTACTCATTCTTGGGGTATCTCACTCGATTTAGATCCTGCAAGAAACAAATTAAAAGAGACATCAAAGACTGCTAGATTTGCAAGACCTGAATATAAGGCAATGATTGACATCTTCTATAAACACGGATTTGAATCATTAGGTAGAGAGAAGAATTATGATTGGATGCACTTTCAAATAAAAGAATAAATATGGCAAAGATAAAGACATACGAAAACGACAACACAATTAATGCAAATGACAAGTTAATTGGTACAGATTTTAACGACTCTGACAAAACAAAGAACTACTTAGTTTCAGCATTAAAGAGCTATATACTAAGCGGATTAGATGTAAGACCATATAAAGTATACACAGCTTTGTTAACACAAACAGGAACTAATGCACCTGTGGCTATAGTATTAGAAAATACATTAGGAGGTAATATTGTTTGGAGTAGACTTGATAATGGTATATATATAGGCACATTGTCAAATTCATTTATTGAAAATAAAACAGGAGTTATTATAAATAATACCGCCTATGCAACAGACAGTCAAATCACCACAGTAGATATTTTAACAACGTCTACAGTTAACATTCAAACATCTTATACGACTGATGGAGTTTTTGCATTAGAAGATAGTTGTATGTATAATAATCTAATAGAAATCAGAGTTTATAATTAAAAAATATTATGGCAAGAATAAAAACATACACAATAGATACATTAATATCAGATAACGATATTATAATTGGAAGTGACGCAGACAATAACAACGAAACAAAGAACTTCCCAGCAGGACTTATTAGAGAGTTTATTTTATCTGGTCTTGAGCCTGAAGTTGGAGGAAACCTAAAGATAACTACGATTGTAGATAATGACTCAGAGGAAACAACTCCTGAAGACTACTTTAATAACTCAGTTACACCGATAGTTGTATTACATTATGAAATTGTCTTTTTAATTTTAAATGGTAGAACATTTATATTTAGAAAAAACAATGATGTATATGGTGATGGAGAAACTCAAGTTGTATCAGGAGACTTCACAGAGATAGACATTACATCTGTAATAAATGCAAATAGACAAGATTTAGATTCGGTATTAACTGAAGGTAATGAGTCTGCTGACAAAAACATATTCATAAACAAGGTTTACTTGTGGGATAATGTTAACGGAGATTATGGTAGTTTCATAGAGGGATCTAAAGAATCTCTTAACATATACAAAGCAGGAGGCTCTTCTATAGGAACAATAAAGGATAAAGAAATAAAAATGAATTCTGGTGCTTTCTTGTTCAATATAGTTTACCCTTCAATATCTACAAATAGAAACGCTACATTTCAGAATGCATCAGGCACTATTGCTTATTTATCTGATATTCCAAGTGATTATATAACAGATGTATTTTCTAACTCAGACGAAATATCTGTAACAAATAATGACGGAGAAATTGAGTTAACATACAACGAACAGAAAGATGTTGTCTTACTTAAAACATATTTGATAAATACACTAACAAACACCACCTATTACGGAGATGGAGGTATATTCTTTTTTGACGAAATAGAAGAACCTATAAATGCACTAAAACTTAGTTTTGAGGAAGATATTGTCGTTGATTCTACTGACAATTTTGGATATGTTGCTTTTCACTATAATAATGGAATGAATGCGATATATACAATACCACTAACAGGACACTCTGTATCTGGAACTGATCTTACAGTTAGACTACCTTTGGTTGAGTATTGGAATGTAGATTTATCCTACTTCTCAATACATTTACTTGTTGGCTGTGTTTCTTCAGGTACAAGTGGTCGTTCATTTAAAGGACTAACACCTTCTGCAATAACTAATTATTACAATTTTAGCTCTTTAATTGTTTAATATATGGATAAAAAAAACATAATATCAGCAGTGATAGGGTTTGTAATTTGCGCAGCCCTATTGCAATTTTGCGAAGGACCAAAGAAAGAAGACAAAGTAGTTACTAAAATTAAAGTCGTAAAAGTTACAGATACTTTAAAGCTTAATGGAAAGGTTGTCACTAAATATAAAAATGTATATATCAGAAAGACAGACACCTCTGTTGTTTATCTAGACAAACCCGACACAACATCTATTTGTGCTAACTACTACGAGCAGCCTATTATTGGCAAAAGAAGTAGTGGTATTGCTAGAATAACAACCACAGGAGAGCTAGTAGACTTCTCGGCAACAATAGAATGCCAGGACAGTATAACAGAAACTACAATAACAAAATACAGAGATAAGAGTCAATTATTTTTATCTGGAGAATACAATACAAGTAGAACTATGCAATTAGGTGTAGACTACAATATCAAGAATACAATATTACTAAAGGCTGGAGCTGGATACAACTTTGAAAGTAAAGTTCCACATATTTCATTAGGTGTAGGAATACCTATATTTTAAGTATCTTTGCACTTTAATTTTAATTTAATTTAATATGAGTTTAGTTAGAAAAATAACAATCAGAATAGATAAAGATAGTGTTATGCACTACCAAGTAGGGAGCAAGGTTTTTTCAGGCTCTAAGGTAGTATCTGACATTATCAAGGAAGGAAAGTTCTTTGACATCTATGTAAGAGAAGCAGATAGCGAAGTAAAGATGATATGGAAATCTTTTAATTTAGATTCCGTTATACACATTGAATACGAAACTGATTTGTAATTATGAAGAGTCCGCATTATTTCATTGTAAAACCTCTAAATTCACAGAGGTATTCAAACTTGTCTGAAAGTGGTTTGTTATTAAACATATCATTTGAGGATCATAACTTTACACAAAGAGTTGCTGAAGTTGTATCTATACCAATAGGTTATGAAGGGGATGTTGAAGCAGGTGACTTAATTGTAGTTCATCATAATACATTTAGAGTTCAATATAATAATCAAGGAATACCATTAGAGAGTAAATACCATATTGAAGATGATTTATTCTATGTAGAATTACCATTAGCTTATATGGTTATTAAAGGTGATAAAAAAATAGCTTTACCTCCTTATTGTTTTGTAAAACAAACATATATTGAAGATAAATGGGAAGGACTTATTCAAGAAGAGCAATATGGTATATTGAAGTACAAGAATAAAGAAATGACTAATTTTAATCAAGGAGATAAAGTTGGAATGATGAAGGATTCAGAATATGAATTTGATGTATTTGGAGAGAAGTTATATATGATGAATCAAAATAGATTATTACTTACAATATGAAGGGATTAAGTAAAGATATTGAAATAGCTGTTGATACTGTAATTGAAGGATTAGAGTATGAAACTGATATGTCTTTAGTTGATGCTGACAAAGTAAAGACTATTGTAAAAGCAAAGGTAGATTCATTTAAGTATGGTAAAGATTTACTTGTGAGATGGCAGAATAGCAATAACGCTCCAAATGACGCTACTTTAAAGAAATACGTAAGAAGATTAATCAAGGCTGGAGATATTGCTTTAGAAGTCCTTAGAAATGCTTTAAGGAGTAAGATTGATTATAATGAATTAGATCCATCTAAACACCATTTAGCTATTTCCGTTAAACCATCTATTCACCAGGCTATTGTAGAGATAGATTCCGCATTGATGGAATTACGTTTACAATTAGACGCTGATAATATTAATCTAAAGGATAATGAGTTTAAGAGAGGATATCCTGAGAAGTTTGCCTCTGGAGAATTTTTACCTACAAAAGATTATTATAAAGAATGGTATGATAAAGAAAATGATGCTGTAATTATATGCCCTAAGGGAACTAAAGGTGAATTAATTAAAGTTGGAGAATTAAATGTTATACTACCAGAAATACCTGCAAAGAAAGATATACTTTTTTCTAAACTAAAGAAAGATGACCAATATTGGAGAAGGCTTGATGTGCCTACTGGATTATCTCAAGATACTGTTGAATCATACGCTGAATATATAATAGAGGAATTTAGAAGACGTAGAGAGGGTATTTGGTTTATGAATAATGGTAAAGCCCAATATTTAACAGGAACACATTACTTTGCCTTACAATGGGTAAAGATGGAAGATTCAGGTGGATATATGGACTTTAGATTTGCTCAAAGAGATATGTTTTACTTTACACAAGCGTGTATTGTAGATGATAGATGTCTTGGGGAGTTGTTTGTAAAGTCAAGACGTACAGGTTATACTTATCAAATACTTTGTCAATTACTTAATGATGCAACCTCTGTATCAAATGCAAGACTTGGCATAACATCTAAATCTAATGATGATGCTGAAAAGGCGTTCTCTAAATTAAGTTATGGTTTTTTAAATTTACCTTTCTTCTTTAAACCTATTGTAAAGGGTGTAGAAGATTCAAAGAAAAAATTAGACTTTGCCAAACCTTCAGATAGAAGTAAGATTGGAAAGAAAAAGAACGATACAAATACAGACGACTACTTAAATACATTAATTGACTTTTTACCAACGAAGAATGATTCTTATGATGGTCAGAAGATGTTTAGATATTTAGCTGACGAGGCTTCTAAATGGACTAAACCAGCAAACTTTGAAAAACACTGGGGTCAAGTATCGCCAACTTTTGATACAGGAGGTAGAATTGTAGGTAAAGCATTTGTAGGTTCAACTGTAGCTGCTATGAAAGATGGTGGTGAAGAATACTACGAATTGTATAAGTCTTCAATGATTAAAAAGAGAAATAAAATTACAGGTAGAACACCATCAGGGCTATACACTTACTTTTTACCAGCCCATAAGAATATGGAGGAGTTTACAGATAAGTATGGTGTTTGCCACGAAGTTATAGAGAAAGGTAGCGGGTTTGAGAATGTTCAAGGTAATTGGAAGACAATAGGTTCAATTCAATTTTTAGAAGCTAAGAGAATCAGTAAGAAGAAGGAAAGCGACATTTCTTATAACGAAGAATTAAGAGCATTCCCAATGACTATTGATGAGGCATTCAGAGATGAGTTATCTCAGTCCACATTTAATATTGAGAAGATATTATCGCAAGTTAAAATTAATGACGAACACGAAATAGAAAATACCTTAGTTAGAGGTAATTTCCAGTGGAAAGACGGAGTACAAGACACAGAAGTAGAATGGCATCCTAATGAAAAAGGTAGATTCTTAATATCCTGGATACCCCCATATGAAATGCGTAATAAATTTGAATGGAAGAATTTATACGGAATGCAAACAAGGTTTCCTTTGAATGAAGATATTGGTGCTTTTGGTTGTGACCCTTATGATATATCAGCTACGGTAGAAGGAGTTAGAAAAGATGGTTCTTATAATGAGAATACAGATAGAGCATCTAAAGGTGCTTTACACGGATTAACATCGTTTTCATTTTCTAATGCACCAAATCATAGTTTCTTTTTAGAGTATGTAGCAAGACCAAGAACAGCAGAGATATTCTTTGAAGATGTATTAATGGCTTGTGTTTTTTATGGTATGCCTATATTAGCAGAGAATAATAAACCACGTTTACTATATCACTTTAAGAACAGAGGTTACAGAGGATATTCTATATCTCGTTTTGATAAACCTGAAAATAGATTATCTCCGACAGAGAAAGAATTAGGTGGTATGCCTAACTCCTCTCAAGATGTTATAAATATGCACGCTACTGCAATAGAATCTTACATAGAGAAATACGTTGGATCGTATGATGATGATGGAGAAATACCAAAGAATATGCCCTTCAATGCTACACTAAAAGATTGGATGAAATTTGAAATAAATAATAGAACAAAATACGATGCATCTGTTAGTTCTGGATTAGCTATTATGGCTGTCAACAGAAAGATGTATATGCCAAAACAAAGAGAATTAAAGGATATTACTATAAATTTAAGATTATACAATAACTAATTATGATAAAAAAGAAAACAGAAGGCGTTTCAATTACTTATAGAAGTTTTCCAGACCAAAATGTACCATTTGAGGTTCAATCGAGTACAGATTACGGTTTACAAGTAGCTGAGTCTATACAGTACGAGTGGTTTTCAAGAAGCGCAAGAAGTTGCAAATACTTTGAACAAAGAGATGACTTTCACAATAGACGTATGTATGCTAACGGTATGCAAAGTTTATCGAAGTACAAAGAGAAGTTTGCTGTTAATGGTAATATGTCTTACTTAAATTTAGACTGGAAAGTTGTTCCTGTAATACCAAAATATGTAGATATTTTATCTAATGGTATGGCGCAGAGAGAGTTCCAAGTTAAGGCTACTGCCGTAGACCCTACATCTATTAAGCAAAGAGCTGAGAAGAAAAGAGGTTTAGAAAGAGATATGGTCGGTAAGGATATGGCTATTGACATCAAAAATAAATTAGGTATTGATGTAACATCTGTTCCAATTGATAAAATACCTAGCTCAAAAGAAGAGTTAGATATTCAAATGGAATTAGAATACAAACCACCTATTGAAATGGCAGAAGAAGTTGCTATTGAATCAATCTTTAAATTTAATGATTACGACAAAACAATTAGACGAAGAGTCGAAAAAGATATTATAGAGGTTGGAGTTGGTTTTGCAAAACACAGATTTACACCTTCAGATGGTGTTAAGTTGGAGTACGTAAATCCTGCTAATCTAATTTGGTCTTACACAGAAGACCCTTACTTCCAAGATTGCTTTTATTTTGGAGAGTATAAAAATGTTAATTTATCTGAGGTGTATAAAGAATACCCAAATCTTTCAGCAGAACAAAAAGAGAGATTACAAGGCATTTCATCTTCTTGGAACAATTACTACGAATTAAACTATGATAGTCAAAACACAGACGTACTAGATGGTAAAATAGGTTTACTTTACTTTAATTACAAAACATCAAGAGAGAAAGTTTGGAAAAAGAAAAAGAACTCTAAAGGTGGTTTAAAAGTAATACCAAAAGGTAATGACTTTATTTACAAAGGAACAGGTGATGCTGACTTTGAAAAATTAACTAAGATTGAAGAAGTTTGGTTTGAAGGAGTATTAGTTTTAGGAACAAGTATCCTATTACAATGGAATGTAGTTAAGAATATGGTTAAGGAGAACTCAAATCTTAATAAAGTATTACCTAACTATATCGGTGTTGCTCCAAAAATGTACAAAGGATTCATTGACTCTACAGTTAATAGAATGATACCTTTTGCTGATGACATTCAGATGTCTTGGTTAAAGCTACAACAAATTAAACAAAGAGTTGTTCCTGATGGTCAATACATTGATATTGATGGATTAGTTGGGATTAAACTTGGTAATGGAAATAAATACACCGTTGAAGATGCACTTAATATGTACTTCCAGACAGGTTCTGTAATCGGTAGAAGTCAAAATGTAGGTGGTGAATTTAATAGTGCTAAAGTGCCAATTCAAGAGATTAGACACTCTTCTGGTCAAGATAAGATTAGTTCATTATGGAATAGTATTCAGATTTCTATGGATATGATTGCGTCTGTAACAGGAATCAACCAGGCAATTGATGGTAGTAACCCCGATAAAAATAGTTTAGTTGGTATTCAAAAGATGGCGGCTTATTCTTCTAATGTAGCTACAAGACACATTCTTGAAGGTAGTATGTTTATTACTAGAGAGTTGGCTAAATGTATAGCTATTAGAGTATCAGATATATTACAATTCTCTGAGTTAAAGAATGACTTAATCAATAAAATATCCGCAAATAATGTAGATGTATTAAAGACCATAGATAAATCTTACTTACACGACTTCGCAATTAATATTGATTTAGTTCCAGATGAAGAAGAAAGAGCTAAATTAGAGGCAGACATATCAATTGAAATACAACAAGGTAATCTTGGTGTTGAAGATAAGTATGCCATCTTAGGTATTAAAAATATGAAGTTAGCAGGTAAATATCTTGCTGTTAGAAAAGACAAAAAGATGAAGGAAAGACAAGAGTCTGAAATGCAAAAAATGCAAGCTCAAACCCAATCTAATGTTCAGTCATCTCAAGCGGCTTCAGAAAGTAAAGCTCAGTTAATTCAGTTAGAGGGTCAATCTAAAGCAATGGTAGAACAAACAAGAATTCAAGCTGAAATGGAGAAAATGCAAATGGAGGCTCAATTAAAACTACAACTAATGGAAAGAGAGTTCCAATACCAAATGCAATTAAAAGGTATAGAGGTTGAAGGTATGAAGAGCAAAGAAACTATGAAGGAAGATAGAAAAGACGAGAGAACAAAGCTACAAGCCACACAACAATCTAAGATGATTGAGCAGCGTAAAAAAGATATGTCATCTATAAACTTCGAGTCCTCAGAAGACAGTTTGGATGCGTTCTCGTTAGGCTCTTTTGAACCTCGTTAAAAAGTGTCTTAATATTTCGTAATTTTGCAAAAAATTTTAATCTAATCTAAATTAATATGAAGTTGAAACTAGAAGGCTCTGAATGGAGTCAAGTAGAAGATAATAATGGTGTTCAAAATGATGATGTGATCATTGACAATGAACAAAATTCAGAAGTGAACACACAAGATGTAACGGACCAAATTACTGATTCAGTTACAACAACAGAGGATAACGTTCTTAAATTTAATAATGAAGATGAAGTTTTAGAGTTTATCAAATCTAAAGAAGACTTATATTCTAAAGTAACTGTAAAGTCTGAGGAAAAGGAATTGCCTTCAGATATCAAGAAGTATTTAGAGTTTAAGGAACAGACTGGTAGAGGGTATGAGGATTTCGTTAATTATCAAAGAGATTATTCAGAGGTTGATAAAGATGCACTTGTAAAGATGTATATTAAAGAAAACAACCCTGAGTTTGATGAATTAGATGTTAATGAAGAATTTGCCGAAGCATTCTCTTATGATGAGGATTATGATGACGAAAGAACTATCAATAAAAAAACTCGTGCCTTAAAGAAACTTCATAAAGAAGCTTTAGATTACTTTGAAGGACAAAAGGAAAAATGGAGTGTTCCGTTAGAGGTTACTAACAACACTATTATTCCAGACGACTACAAAGCAGCTAAGGAAACTTTAGAAGCATTAAAGACACAAGAAGAGGTTTCAAAAAAACAGGGTGACTATTTCTTGCAAAAGACTGATGAGTTATTCTCTAATGAATTTAAAGGTTTTGAGTTCAAAGTTGGAGATGAGGTAATCGTTCAAAGACCAAGTAGTGTAGATTCTGTTAAGGAAAGCCAAAAAAATGTTATGAACTTCTTTAGTAAGTTCTTAGACGAGAATGGTTTGATTAAAGACGCTGAAGGATATCACAAAGCTCTTTATGTAGCAATGAATTATGAATCTGTTTTAAAGAATGTATATGAAACAGCTCAAGCAAAAGCTATAGAGGGAGAAGTTAGAAATAGCAAGAATATAGATATGTCTATCAGAACAGCACCTCAAACTATTTCAACAGGTACAAAGTTCAAGTTAGTATAAAAATATAAAAATAAAAAAATTAAATTATGGCATTAGAAGCTACACCAGGAGTAAAATTAACTCCTACTGCGACAAAAGAAATTTTGTCTACAAACTATTATGAAGCGGCTGACTTCGATTTCAGCACATCAATTTTACCTGAGTTATACGAGAAAGAATTTGCTCGTTATGGTAATCAATCGTTAAAAGGATTCTTAGAAAGAATGGGTCAAGAGATGCCAATTCAGTCTGACTTAATTAAATGGTCTGAAGAAGGTCGTTTAAGACCAGTTGGTACAGGTATTTCTCGTTCTTCTAACGTATTTACTTTAACTGCTCACCCTTTCCGTAAAAATGATACAGTTGTTATCGTTGGAACTACAGGTATTGAGAAAAAAGGTATTGTATCTGCTGTTACAACTGATACATTCACAGTTCTTCCTACTGAAGCTGCTGGATGGCCAGCATCTAACTTTGCTGCTGACCTTAAAGCATTTACTTACTCTAATGAGTACAGAAAAGGAACTAATGGTAGAGAAGAGTCTTTAGAAGCATC